CCAAACCTGCAGCCAAACAGGGATAAAAACGAAAAGGAACGCCTAGTGTATTTACCCCGGCATCACCATCTTCAATTCTGATTAACCGATTAATGTATAAAGCGTCTGTACTGTTTTCAGCCGCTGGCCAAAAGTACAATCGAGGCGTGATTTGTTTGTCTAAATACCATTGGGTAGGCCGAGCTTCCGTAGTCTTCGTAGGTATATTCCAATACGCTGACCTGGAAATTTGCTCCATCTGAATATCAGTAGTCGTACCACCAGAAGTAGTTCGAATAATGACATCCAATACATCAATAGTATAAGCATCTAAATCAAAGTAAGTATCTGATTTAGTTAGTGTTGTGTTCGTATTATTCACCGTCCACTGATTGAGGCCACGATTAGCCCAATCAGCAAACAGTAAGTTCAAAGAACGTCGAGCAGTGACACCGTCATATCCGGTTCGATACTCCAGTCCACACCGCTCAAACGCTTCTTCTACATACTCCGCAACGTCTGGTTCAAAGTCTCTAGACCCTGATGTCGCCATAACTTCTCCTATGAAACAAAGATAGTTACACGATCCACATTGGTTATATCTGCATAAACACCATTAAATGCTTTTACTCCCTGATCAGGAATATTGAGCGTCTCATTGGTATTGGCATTAACTCCTAGAGTTAATAAGACAGTTCCACTAGCTGCACTCGCATTATCATAAAAGATAACGGAGCCATCGGAACTGCCTCCAGCAACAATGAGACCGCGCAATCTGCAGGAATGGTCTACTAATGCGCCATCAGCGGTAACTGTTGCAGTTTTTACATCATTACCTGTGATACGAGTAGCCATATATCAATTTGCTCCTATATTAAGCGTCAGCAAAAGGAGTAACTATAGTGCCTGAACCAAGTATTAATCCTTCTACTGCATATTTAGCGCTTGCTATAGCAGTAACTCTAATAATACTTCCAGCTAATCCACCTTTAGTAGAACCGTTTTGAGTGATCACATCATTAGATGAACCAGAAATAAATGTTTTACCTGTAGCGTCATCAACACCAGTATAAATTCCACCAACAAACTTGTCAGTGCCATCTGTTTTGATGTCCATATCAGTAGCCGCTGTTACGACTATGAAAGTAAATTGTGCGCCAAAGTTACAAGTTTGCCCTGGATCGCCTTTATCAGCAGGTTCAGTGGTCACAATGCTAGGGAGTGTAAATACACCATCTGCATCGTTACAAAGAAGTGGTCTGCCTGCATGAGCAGCCACAGTAATTGAAGTATCAGCAGTTAAGCTGACGACTCCGTTGTATCCTGCATTGATAAGACCAGCCAAGGATCGAATTGGGCCAGCAAAAGTAGTTTGTGCCACCTAAGTACCTCCTTACGAAAGGGTTTGCCCTAGAGTCTTCGTAAGCGTCTGCTGGGTCAGTCGCTAGGGCTATTTTTCCCAGATTAAAAAAGTGGGGGGGGAATAACCCCCCCAAAGCTTTACGCTCCTTGAGATCCGTATACGCAACGGGGATTTGACCACCCGAAGCTGTATCTTTCTCTCGCTTTGTAGCGAACATTACCCGTATCGAAATCACCTTCCATTGAGGTGGATATGGGTGAACGCTCAAAGTGCTTGAAGCCATCAGGACAGTCGGTCAAGAGAAACCATGCATCCGTATCTGTCAAGAAATGGTTGACTGAATAACCTTGCGGTAACAATCCCATATTCCTTACAGCGTTGATGTCATTGTCTGCCGTACCAACCCTTCCTGGGCTTTCGAGCAATCGATCAGCAATAAACTGAAGTTGAGGAGGAACAATCAATTTAGTCCCTTGAAGGGCCAAAATCATGTTTCTGTCATCAACAAAAGTACTAATACCAATCAGTGCATTTTCTAACGATGTCTCATTTAAATCAGCCATCGTACTTGCACGATTTGCCCAAGTACCACCACCAGCAAGCGTATGTGCAGTATTGATCAAAGAAAGACCATCACCGCCCGTATAGCTTGATGAAAACGCATTATTCAATACGTTAGCAGCTTTAACCTGCTTGGTGTGCGCCATACTTCTAGCCAAAGCTTTCGTATAACGTGCGCCGAGTCGATCATAGAGATTGTCTTCGACAGCCTCTTCAGTCAACGCAAACGCTAGGGCTACAGTTTCGTGAGTATACCGAGCCGTAAAACCTTCACTCGCAGAGTCATAATCAACCCCTTGACCTTCAGTTTTGACTTCAGCATTACCGAAACCAACGATTAGAACTTCTTCTTCAAATGCTCGATCTGAAGATTCAGTGTCAAAAATTTCCGCATGCTCGTTTTCGTAACGATCATACTCCATACCAAATAAAGCATTGAGTCCAGGCTCTAGCTCTTTGGCTAATTGCGCTCTTGAAATCGCCATTAGTTATCCTCCTAAGCTAGACCGACTTGCTTCTGACCAAACAGATGATTCTGAATGGTGACAAGCACGTTGGTATTGGCTGAACTTACATCTGAATTTTCTGGGTCAGTAGAAATATCCAGGGCTTTTAATGGAAGGGTAGCTGTAGTAGCTCCCGTAGTAACGTCTAGTTCCATATAGGACCATCCGCTATTGCTACTTCCTGTACCGCTATTATCGACAATATCAAAATTGCCAAATAGATCAGCGACAGGAAAGGCTGCATCCGCTTGCACTTCAAAGACATCAAAAGGATCGTCATAAAGGAAGGCAATTGCGTCTGTAGCTGCGTTACCAGGCCAGTAATTACTCCACGTAGGCTTACTCGTGGTTGGGTCTGTATAGAAACAACCGTTGAATACACCCACGATAATATCGCTTGTCGCGCTTCCACCGTCTGCTCTAGCAATACGAGTCACAATACCAGCGGTGTTTTGCGTAACAATGTCACCTTGGTAAATATTAGTCGTATTGGTTTGATCGCTAGTGGTTATACGATAACGAGATTGACCGGAGTTATTGGGCTTACCTTGTAGGTTTCGCACATAGCGGAGTCCAAAAGGGGAATCATTATTCGCCATCTTTTATTCTCTCCGTAAACACAATCAAAATAACGTCCAAAGCTATGCTTTAGGACTGCCAAATGAAACCTGAGTCTTCCTATCCCTAGAGATAGGCATCGCAGGATTCTCTTCTCGCATCAAATCATTATCAACAGCTTTCATCTGCTGATCCGTTTGACGCTCATAATGAGAGTTCCTTTCATCCACCGTTTCCTTTGGAATCTTGCAGAGAATCAATCCACCAACGCCTATTGTGCCAGCGTGTTTTCCCTCATCGATTGTTGGCAAATCATAGCCTTCAACCTCTTTGGGACTCACAGGCTCAAATCCCTCGCGGAATCGCATGTGAACATTGGTTTTATCATCCTCTCCTCTGATGTGGGTTCTCACCCATCGATACACCATTCCAGGTGGTGGTTCAGGAGTCTCAAGCACTTGAGGTGGAGTCCATGGTCTTCTTGCAGTCTCTGTGGACCGAGAAGAAGCATTCCTTGGCGTTCTGTTAGAGCCGTTTCCTGTTTCTTCACTCATGATCTCTGTAACCTCATTTTTTGTTTCGCGTATTCTTTGAATGGCACTCCTAGTTTTTTAGCAAGTTGCTGTTCACTAGGACTTAATTCAATCCTACGATTATTTTGATTGCGTCCAGTTCCTGTTGTGCGCGTACCGGAAACGACCGTTTGGACGGGTTGGCCTTCTCCTGCGTTAGTAAACTTATGAGGAAGTTCTTCCCTCATACGTTTATTTATTTGAGAGTAGTATTCATCAGACTCTAAGTCAATTCCACTACCCTGCAATTCATTGTGTATAGCAAACGCCACATTGGTCATAACAGTGTCTGTTCCAAACCATTCGTTTTCACCAGCCCATTCCTGTGCCTTAACGGAAGGTTCCTCATAGACAGGTTCTTGAGCAGGCTCTTGAAAATCTTGAACCCGCTGTTCTTGTTGCGCTTGTTGCTCTTCAGCCCAATTCTGATATTGGGTTTTATAGTTTTCATACTCTTGTTTATAGCGATTTAAAGAAGATCGATCCGCTTCGGCCTGCGCCAACATCTGTTGTGCGTCAGCCATAGTCTCAGAATCTCCAGCATCATAAGCAGTTTTTAATGCTTTCTTCGCAGCTGCTGCCTGAGCTTCCACTCTGTTCTCAAACTCATCTTTATAGCCTTCCTGAAGTTTCATGTTCTCTTCAGTGGATTGCGTTTGAGATTGAATTAACTGACCGGAAAGCTGCTGGTTTTGTTCATGCAATTCTTTTGCATACTGCAATGCTTGGAGTTCTCTACGCTGATACTCCTTAGCTTGTGCTACCGCTTGATTAATTCGTTTTTGAGCGCCTCTGGCTCGTTTCTCTGTCTCAGAGATTTCTTCGCCTTCTGGCTCTGGGCTACTGTCTTCAAAGTCTTCTTTAACTTCATCGTCTGTTATCGGAGATACAGACTCCACATCTTCTTCAGACAGATCAATAAAAGTAGATTCTTCCTGAGTCTCTTCTTCTACCCGCCTTGGTTCTGGAAGAGCAGCTTTTTGGATGTTTTCATCATCCAGCTTTTCTAAAGCTTCAGTTAGTGTTTCTTCAGCCATGTTTTCACCTATGCAGATTTAATATCATTTGGGTCAAGAATAGTTCCGATTACTTCATCATCGTTGATAATCCGAACTTCATGATTGTCCTCAAGTTGAAATCGAGCTCCTGCATATCTGCTAATCAGTATCCAGTCACCTTTCTTACACCAAGGAACCCCATTGAATTTAGATGCGTCCTCATACGCCAAAGGTCCAACCTTGAGAACGTAACACACTGATGTAGATAGATTTTCTTTATCCATCGTGGATTCAAGTAATTGAATCCCCCCATCAGTGACACCCTTACCCTTGTACGGAAGAACTAATAGTCTCCATCCAGAAGGTTCTGGCATCCTTTCAATTAATGATTTATCTAACACGGCTGGGTCTAAGACCCTTTCGTTTTCGCTTATATATGCGTCTGTTATAGACGATGTTGCGACGGTGTCCACTTGTGGCTCACTCATCGATATCTCCTTCAATATGCAACGCTTCTTTTAAGTCTTGTCGCAGGGTGCGAAGCATTGATAATTCACCCATAACGAACTTGTATTCCTCCATATCTTTTATAGCGCCAGAGGACAAATACTGCATATGGCCTTCTTCGTATTGTCTGAGCTTCTTATTGATATAAGAAGCTAATGCAACTGAATCCATTAATCTTTTGATTCAGGAGAAAATGGTACGAACGGTTGCCTTGGAGCCGCGAGTCCTGAATATGGAAGCAATGGAGCGGTTGGCATTGGTTGTCCATACCCACCAAATTGCGTTTGAGGCGTAGCCATTATCGGCATTTGATGTACCGGGTATTCAGATCCCGCTATGTTTCCACCAGGTTGCATCATTCGTGCTCTTATTTCCTGCATCTGTTTTTCGTAATCCTCTCGTATCGAGGGATCAAAAGACTGGCCTATAATATTTCGGGGTATATAGGACGAACCAAATCCTTCAAACGGGTCCACTTCAACCAAAGGGGGAGGTGTAAAGACAGGAGGTGCAGGAGGAGGTTCAGGAGGCGGCTCTGCAGGCAGAGTGCTTATAGGCGGAGTCTCCTCTGCTTCTTCTTTTATTATCTCCTCTATACGTTCCTGACCTTCAACAGGGTCCATATACCCCTCTTCTACGGCCCTACGTGTCTCAGCTACTCTTTGTCCTGGGTTATTAATAGTATCGCCAGTTATAATGCTTAACCCACCCATGTCAGGTCTTGTTGGAGCAGGTCCACCCATACCACCACCACCACCGTAAGCCTGTTCTTGAGTCGCTATTCTTTCTCCAGCCGCTCTTCCTGTAAGTGGGTCAGCTCCAGTAGTACGATCTAAAAAAGGATCTCTTGTTCTTTGCGCTCGTTCTGAAGCTTTATATCCCTTAATACGCGCTTGTATTGATTCTGGCGAAGCAGTCTTCAGATACACATCCATATCACTGGGAGTTCCCTCTTCTGGATCAGCTTCACTTTTTTTATTTGTAGGAGCTTTGCTTCCATCTGGCTTTATATTCGTCCCAACTATATTTCCTGTATTAGGGTCAATCGGAGGAGAAGGTGGTTCTGGTTTCTCTTGAGAGGGAGGCGCAATTTTTCCACTTGCTACATCGTCTATCATTTGGGTCAAATCAGATTTACCCGGAATACTCTTTAGACCTTGCTCTATCAATAGAGCAGATGCTGGGCTAACAGTCCGTATAACGGTTAGAAAATCATCTCTATCTAACCCTTGAAGCTTATCTCCTGCCACTTCTACTACACTTCTTAATGCATCCATGCCTGATTGCAGAGTTTTTTGCCAAAATCCAGGTTTATCAACAGATGGAGCAGTTGGAGCAGATGAAGGTGGAGCTACTGAAGTGGTTGAAACCATCGGAGGAGGGGGCACTGAAGCCGCAACATCTCTTATATTTTGTAAAGATGGAACCGATATAGGAGCTGAACCACGGCGCGCTTGCTCCGTTACATCTTGTAAAGTTTGCCTATCTTGATAACCCTTTCTCGTAAGCCCAGGATCAGCACTAGTAGATCTTGCAATATTAGGAGGTATTGGTGGGCCAGCAGTACCCCTTTCAGGATCAACCACTTTTTGTTGCAGTCTAGCAAGGTCTTCGTCCGTTACCGTCTTTCGCAGGCCGGGTGGAGCAGGCTTCCCCCAATCTTTTTCAGGTATGCCTATACGGCGTGTTGTATCGCGAGGTCTAGGTTGTTGCAGTCTATCAAAGTCTTCATCCGTAAAACCTCTACCAGTAGCTCTTTCTATAGGAGATATACGACGTATTATATCGCGAGGTCCAGGTTGTTTAGGCTTGGGCTTAGGCTTAGGTTTCGGCTTTGCCTTCGGTACAGGTTTAGCTTTTCTGGTAGCTTTTTTGGCATCACGAGCAGGAGGTCTTGTGGGCCTTGGATTTTTCGGCTTTGTAGGCGCACGATCTTTTTTAGCGGCTTTTTCTTGAGCCGTCCTTTTTCTCTTTGCTTTTAATGCAGCCTCCAGTTGTTCTTTGATCGATTTCGTATCCAGCTTTGGCGAAGGCTTAGTCTTCGGCACAGGTATAGGCTTAGGTCTAGGCTTGGGCTTAGGCTTTGGTTTCGGTTTAGGTGCAGGGGGAGGGGCCGGTACAGGCCCAGGAGCAGACTGAGTTTTCTTTACGCGCTTTTTTTTCGGCGGCGCGTACTTTTTTCTTCTAGGCCCAGATCTATTAAACATACTTTTTAATAACCACCATAAGGAGAAGATGTGTCTCTAGCGGTCCTCTTCCAAGGGGCTTCCATTTGGCCTACTCCCACGCCGCGCATGGGGCCACCATAACCGCCACCATAACCGCCACCATAACCGCCACCATAACCGCCACCATAACCGCCGCCTTGGCGGCCTCCCATACCACCACCGCCTTGCATCTGCTGAAACATCTGCATCATAGTTTGCATAAATTGCATGAATTGTTGCATGCCTCCACCGCCACCCATGCCGCCGCGCATGCCACCGCCAAATCTATTACCCATTGGAGGCCTTGGAAACATCGGTTGTTGATGAGGATTAAATCCTCCACCGGGCCTGATATCCATACGACCCATAGATAGATGAGGAGGAACTATTCCGGGTGATGGATTCAACATAGGAGCTTGAAAATCTCGTTGAGGGGGAAAACTGCCTCCTCCAGGTAATCGATTCGATATGTCTACATCCTGGGGGTGTGTCCGACGCACGGCCTGGGCAAGATCTTTAGGAACGTCTGTCTGAATATGGGGACGGACTGCTCTAAGCTGACGACCTATCTGGGGCTGCATCTGCCCACCACGGCTTATATCCGGTCGCGACATCATGGTGGAACCGTCAGTTACAGGCTGAGGTGCAGGAGTATTGGCATTGGCTTGTGCACTACGCTCCATAGCATCATGCATTTTTTGCCTAGACTGCCTTTCAACCTCTGTAAGTCCTCCAATCATTTCATTAGGATTTAGCCATGAGTCGTTTGGATCAAATCCAAGTTCATTAACTTGACCCAGTGACAATCCAGATTTACCCGTTAGTCTGTCATAATATGTTGCGGGTGGTGTTCCTCCATGGTGTACCCTTTGAGGCACAGCTCCTCGCGTAAACCTCGCTTGCCTGTTATCACCAGCCTGACGAAACATTTGCTAGAAGATTCCCTCAAACTTAGTGCCGCGTAATGCCGCTCCACCACCTCGAGACTTACCCGCACCATAAGGTTTAGGTGCGCCAGGATTGGCTACGCTTTCTATCTTTGCGTAATCAACAGCGCCTTGGTCTTTTATGCTGAACTTATCCACAGATACTTTAGGATCTTTGAATGAAGTCTGGCGCTTAATGCCATTAGAGCCTTTCTTTAAATTGCCATAATCGCCTCTGCGCTTCTGGCCTCTTCGAGATGCTCTACCTTCCGTCAATCCGGGCATATCTCTCTCCGGTTATTTAGATTTTTTTTGAGCTTTAGCTTTTGGAGCCGCCTTCTTTTTAGGCGCAGCTTTCTTTTTAACTGTTTCTTTAGCTTTTGGGCTGGGCGCTGATTCAACATCGTCAACTACCTTATCAGTATTACCGCCTTCCACTCGTAACTTTTCTGCAGCTCTGGCTTCAGCTTTGTGAACCTCTGCGCGCTTTTCTCTGACGCTACTCATCTATCTCTCCCAAAAAAGTTTTTGGCCATATTCTCTGCTGTCTTGGCCATTTGCGCTTCACGCTGTAACCTGAGTCGATCTTGCGCAGTATCGTTTTTCATGTCAGCAATATCAACCTGAGTTTCCAAACGATCTTCAGCCATATCCATGTTGCGATCTAATCGTTCCTGCTCAATATCAATACGCTGTTGCGCCTCACTGGCTTTACGATCTACATCCGCTGCCTTGATGTCGAGTTCTTCTTTCCTCAACTCAACTAACGGGTCTTCGTTCTGAACTGCAAATTGAGGAGCCAGATCATTCAGTAGTTGCGAACTGATCTGAGCCACTTTGTCCTCAAGAATCGGAGCCATTTGTTGTTGCATCTGTTGTAACTGTTGTTGCATCGCAGGATTCTGCATGGCCTGCTGCTGCATCTGTTGCATTTGCTGTTGCATCTGTGTCATTTGAGGATCTTGCATCGCCATCTCTCGCGCTTTGAAATCCACATGCTGATAAACATGACCCTGAATGATAGCCATAGCTGCTGGATTGTTCTGCACAATAGAGCTTTGATACAACGACAAATGCACTGCAATGTGTGCGTCATGATCCTGATCTTCAAACGCCTGTGCGGGTTGTCCCTGAAGCATCGAAGCATTTTCTATCGTAGGTGGCGTAGGCTGTGGCTGTGGAGGAGGAGGTAATATCTGATCTACCTGCTGAACCCCCATCGCCTCATACATTCTGCGATACGCATTATGTATACCCATTGGTCCATGAATCTCTGGATTCGACTGAACCATCTGTAACATTTCTTGCGCCAGCATCACGCGCTGACTCATAGAGAATATATTCGGGTCACTAACCGGAATGATGTCTATACGATCATCAAAGTCCGTTGCCATCAGCTGTTGTTGACCATTGGCTATCATGTAGGGATACGCCTTAATCGGGGAGTCCCTGAATACCCGTGCCAACAAATTAAATTCTATGCGCTGTGAATAATGCATGCGCTTGTGGATTGCACTCATCACACGGCTACCACGTTCCAGTAACGCGATGGTCGTTCCTACCGGCGCTTCCTGATTGCCATCCCCCACCTGCATATCGCCAATCGAAGCAAAGCGCTTGCCTGCTTCCACCAACATACCCAGCAAAGAAAGCAATGTGCCGCTGGGTTCTTTAAAGGGTAATGGCAGTAACGCATCACGTAAGGAACCGCCCGGAGCGTCCATGTCTCTGAACTCACCTGGCTGTAATGGCGTGTCATCATCACGTATCCGAATGCCTCTGGCCTTAAAACCCGCAGGTAAATTCGCCAACGTACCCGCGTCAATCAACTGCCGTAAGATCGAGGTCGACGCTCTCGACAATCCACCAATCATGTGGGTTAAACCAAACCCATAAAAACCTACACCCGGAAGAAACTTATAATGCACAAAGTAATCAATGCGCATACGCATGGGGTCAGCTTGAAGGTAATTCCTGCGAATCGATAATACCGAGGATTCTTTCGGGAACAGGGTCACAATGTACGGCAACTTAATGCCCGTCTCTTCTCCCTTCGCGTCTACATCCTCAAATCCGGGGATATCCAGCTCAACATGCATTTCATACAGTTCTGCTTCGTAATCAGTCGGACCAGAAGGTTTTACGCCTTGAAGCTCATCAATCTCTTCTTCAATTTCGTTGTATCCGTCAACATTACTTCCTCGGCCTGACATCGGAGTCTTTCGATAGAAGCCCACCTGCTGGAGTTTTTTCACCTCATTGGTCGGCATATCAATTACATGCGTAATACGCACTGCGCTATCGAGACTGGATGTACCGTAAGGAACAATCAGCTTTTCCGAAGGGATAAATCGAGATACGGGTCGCCCCAACGACTGATCAAAATGCACTTTACGAAACGCACTGCCCGACAGAGGCAGATAAAACAACATCTGATCTGTCTCAGGATCGTATTCTTTCATCTGCTGAGTCAGCATATAGTTCATGTACTCTTGTACACGCGCTGCCTGCAGATCTGTTTGCGGTGTACCCAACCCCACCGTTTGTGTTTTAACCGGACCACCCGGCGGTAACATTTCTTTATAGGCTTGTGCCTGAAATTGGGTAACGGATTCAGCAAGTAAAGGGTGAATCACACCGGATGCACCCTCAAAAGGTTCAGAACGGTCCTCAAACTTCATGCCGAGGAAATCAAGACCCTCTTTGTATTGGTCCATCCACTCTTTTCGGGAGGAGATATCGTCCTGAACATCACCCATACAATCACTGAAGATCTTGCCCAGATCCTTATCGTCCAGTATTTCAGCCAGATTCTGATTGAAATCCTCAACAGGATTGAGATTGGGGTTGGCCTGATCGTCCATGCCAAAGACCATGGTTCCGTCATCCATGGTCTGGATGTCTTCATCACCCATGTTGTCGATTATTTCGTCAGAAAAAGAGGCTTCACCGATAACAATTTCTTTTGAATTGTCCTCGATGCCTAGCTCATCAATATCAACTTCATCGACACCGCGCTCAATCGCCATAGGCTAGTTCCATTTATTTTCCCAGCGGGTGTTGGTGACTTCACCGCCGTGCTTAAAACCTCTTAGTGTTTTTGCCAGCCGAGCGCGTTGACCCAGCTTTCCTCCCTTCTTAGCCGCAGCATTCAGCTTGGCCGCAGGGATCTTCTGATCTTTAGGAACGCCCATCTGCTTTTTCAATGCGCCGGGCTTCTTGATCGCGCCTTGTATCCAGCCACCATCTTTTTTCTTAACCACACCGCCAGATTTATGTTTGGTTGGTTTCTTTTTACTTAAAGCGTAAGAGACTTCTTCCGCTGTAGGATTTAATTTTTTAAAAAGTGTTCCTTTTCCAGATTTATATTCTTTTAAAGCCTCTTCCGTGAAAAGACCCTTGTCACCTTTATCAAATTGACTCTTTACTCTTTCTCTAAGGGCAGGATCTTTATCAAGTCTTTTAAGAAATTTCTTAAAAAAATCATCAGAAGCAGGCAGATCTTTAACAGAATCCTTAAAGCTTTGTAATCCTTTGAGAACGCCTTTTAGTTTAGACATAAGGCTTACCTTATCGCTGCACCCCAACCACGTTTCGCAGCACCTGCGCTTTGTGGTCTGGACGGCTTTCTTGCACCACGGCTCTCATTACGGCGTGACTTCATGCTCTGAGACTTGGTACTTTCCTTTCCTCGGCGTTCTCCCAGCGATTCATCCAGACGGGCATTAGCACCTTGCTTCTTTGCCAAGCCGCCATTTTTCATGCCCGGACCCATGCCACTTCCACGCATGCCCGGAGCACTTGGTGGGGGTTTGGGACGCGCACGATACTGTGGAGCTAACGCCTGTCCTGTATTACGAGAATGCTCTCGAGCACTACGCAACAAATTTTGCTGCGCTCTGCTTAAACCGCCATCGCGGTATTTCTTTACCTCACCGCCCATCTTCTTTTTCGTAACCTTTTTCTTTGGACGACGAACAAAATCGGCCAACCCTTTTTCATTACCGAAGTCTTCGTCTTTGCCAAAAAGAGCTCGAGCAATGACACCGCCGAAAGGACGAATCTTCGCATCCTTCCCTAAAATTAAACGTCGCTTGCGTTTTGGTTCTGTCTTTCTTGCCCCTTCTCTTGCGGCAGCTCTTGCAGCAGCTGTGCTTGCGCCTCTACGCTTCGCCGTCGCTTTACGCTCTGCTTCCGCTTTAGCCTTCCTTTCCTTTTCAGCAGCCGCTTTCCTTCTCTCTTTTATCTTTCTACTCGCTAATGGAACCGAAGCACCTGCAGCGGCAGTACCACTTACCTTCAAAGCCCCTGACCGTGTCAGCGCTCTTTGTTCATTCTGTAGCCTTTTCTTTAACGCGGTCTTCTGGCCTCTTGCCATTCGAGAACCGCCCGGGGCTTTAGGGTCTTTTTTAATAATAGTGCCAGGAACCCCTCTGCCCACCTCTTTGGCAGTTCCTTGGGTCTTTACCGTTTTGCTACCCGCTGCACCTATTTGTCTCAGTACACCCGTTGCCCATTCATCACCTTCTTTTGCTAGTTCTCGTACACCTTTTATAAACAAGCTAAGTTTGGATGCCATAAGATTACTCCTCAGTAATATGCGCGCTTGGCCCGGTAGAATTCTTCTTCAGCCTCGTCAGAATGAAGATTGATGAAATTACCTTGCCGAAATCTTAAAATTGCCTGCGTCGTAGTATCCACATAATCATCATTTGGTGCAAACGGAAAGGCCGCGCACTCCTCGATGACCTCATCCGCAAACACACGATCAGGTGCCCACACCATTCCTGCCTCAAATACAGGGCTGACGGCATGTACACGGGTCATCTTATCGTTCCCGCGACTGGGCCGATAATTCACCACCGGAATCCCCATCGCCCGTAACTCATGCGTCAAAGGAGTCCCACTCGCCTGGGACTCTATCAACACCATATCGGGCTTATACTCATTGTATTGATCCTGAGCCACCGCCTTTAAATCCGGAAAATCCCAACGGCCCTTCTGCGCATCTAACAAGATAATCGCGTCACCCTGCCCCTCCCCAGGAGAAAATACCCCCCAGGTCGTGATTGCACTGTAATCCGCTGTCTCCTTCTTACTAAACGCGGTGTCATAACTTTGAATCACATAATGACAATTCGGTGGATCATCCAACTCCCAAGCATTCCACCAGTCGCGCTTGATAATCGCACCCTCTTCCGACGTCGGATTCTGCTGGTACTGGGCATTCCACTTAGCCACCGGAATCGATGCCTTAACCCCCTCCAACTCCTCCTTCTTCCAGAACTCAGGCCACAACACCTCATCGGTATCTTCAAAAATGGCAGGTAATTCAATGACTTCCCACTGATCTGCGTTCGTTTCCGTCTGCCGGTTCAACAACCGTCCCGTTAAATCCATCGTGGACCAACGGGTCATCACAATAACAATGGCTCCCCCAGGCTGTAACCGCTGTCTCGGCCCGGAGGTATACCACTCATAGCAGGAATCCAGCAGATTCATGCTCAATGCGTCCTGCTCCGAGTGTGGATCATCAATAATCAGGACATCCGCACCCCGTCCCGCAATCGCACCTCCTACACCCGCCGCAAAATATTCTCCCCCTTTCGCGGTCTGCCACTTACCCGCACTCTTGGAATCCGCTGCCAGAGTCACATCTGAAAATATTTTTTTATATTCATCCGTGTCCATAAGGTTCCTGACCTTTCGGCCAAAATTAATAGACAAATCCGCTGTGTGCGTGGTCTGCATAATTTTGAGCTTGGGTCGGAGTCCCATCATCCACGACGGAAAGTACACCGAAGCGAACTCAGACTTCGTATGCCGAGGAGGCATGTTCACAATCAAACGCTTTAACTCACCCTTGGCCACCGCTGTCATGCGATCCGCAATCACACGATGGTGCTCACCCTCTATAAAGTCAGGCCAGATGTACCGGATATAGTCCATGAAGGAGTCCCGGCAATTTTCCTGCT